TTTGCTTATAGGTATTCCTCGCGACACTTCGCCCGAAAGTCATTAATCACCCTTGAAACCTCATTCAGGGCAATTCCAGTCAGGCGGTGGATTTTCCTCATGCTCATTCCCGACAGGTAAAGTTCCATCATCTTCGATTCGTACCACGGCTCACGGCTTTGCACAATCGCAATCGCGTCCAACTTATCCTGCACATCAGCTTCCTTCCGTTCCCGCCATTCGTCTTCTTCCTCTGCAATATCCCAGCCTTCGATTGAATCCGTGCCGATGTTCAGGCTTCCCATCGTGCCGTTCGGCTTGCAAAGGTTCGCGGCGCATCGAATGTAAAAGAACTCGAAGTACCCTGCCTCCTGCGCACGTGCTGCCTTTTCGCTCAACTCTGTGGCAATCAATAGGAACAACTCCTGCTGCAAGTCTTTCCAATGCGCTGGGCTGTACTTCTTGCAGACCATCGCGGGCCATGTTTCGGAGGCGAGGATTTCGATTGGTGTTTTCATGTGAGCAGAAATAATCCTTTCTTGTTTACCCGTGAACAATGCAGGGCAAGTGCAAGTCCGTTTACACAATCATCATGCAGCCCCTCTGGCGCATTGTAGCTTATACCCGTGCGCGTGTGTGTCCATTCAAAGTTCATCAGTTCATCTACTATCGGCCCATCGGGAAACACAACCTCACGCCCGTGTATTGCGCCTGCGAGGTCTTCCATGATTTGCTGTTTAGAAATTGAGGTGTATTTGAAACCCTGTATCCGTGGGCAGACGCGCTGCAAGTCTTCAACAATCGGGTCACCTACGCCCGTGGAGTCAATGACAGCAGGCGTGCGCCCGACAATCCGCTGCACCGTGTCGCGTGTTGCCTTCCAGTCCAGCCTAAATCGCTCGAAGAAAGCTACTTTTTTGGACGAATTTAGTCCAATGATAACCGTCCAATCCCGTGATTTAGCAAGGTCAATGCCGTACCATTCCACCGGACCGGGTGCAAGGGGTTCGATACAGGACCGTATGTGGTCCAGTCCGAACGGGTTTGAATCATCGTCGGCAGGTTCGGCTAAATACAACTCTTTAAAGACGTGCGCGGGGAGGTCGCCTTCCGCCTGTTCGACTTCCTCACGTTCCAGGATGCCCGCGTTTACCGCGTCCCAAGCGGTTATTTTGTGGAACTCATAATTATCTTCGCCCTGCCTTGCCCGTTCTGCCAATCGGTAGCCCCAGTTCTTTTTCCCCTTCACGTTCCCGATAAGCTTGCATTGCCCTCGGGTTTTTGTCAGGGTGGAACGAAGGGCGAACCATGCTTCTTCGCGGGCACGGGTGAACTCATCAAACACCGCCGCATAAACATCATCGCCGTAAAGGTTGTCGGGCTTTTCCGCTGACTTAAATTCAATCATTGCCCCTGTGGGCAAGGTCAATCGGAGTTTACTTTCATTCGCATCAAACAGCCGCTGAGAACATTGCTGCTTAAACCGCCTGAACGCGATTTCCGCCTGTCCGTACACCGGCGCAACCCACCAGAATGACTGCCCCTTTTTGCCTTGCAGGGCTTTTTCAAACAGCCATACAATATGTGAAGCGGTTTTGCCTGCCTTCGTGCTTGCGGCGGTTACTGTATAGCGTGCCGTGCTGTCAAGAATCGAGATTTGATAGGGTGCGAGCGGTGGGCGGTTGTATTTTATCTTCATCAGAACATCCTAATTTGCGCGGTAAATTCTTTGAACCGCTTTTCCTGTGCTGCGAAATAATCCGCGTCAAGTTCGCAGGCGGTAAAATCTAACCCTGCCTTAAATGCGCTGATACGGCTTGACCCGCTGCCGAGGTGCGTGTCGAGTATCTTATCGCCTTCCTTTGCGTAGTTCTTGAAAATCCAATCGTAAAGCTTTATGGGTTTTGTAGTGGGATGGAATTTTTCACCCTCCATTCCAATAAATCCGCTGTATGGTATCACGGCTTTTTTCAACGCTTTATCAAAAGAAGTCCAAGCTAATTCACCATCAGAAAAAGAGCAACCTGCTGCCACACATTTATCCCAAAAAATCCACCCCATTTTTATTGGTAAATATTCAGTCATATAATTTGCACCCCACACAATTTGGTTTTTAGATACCCTAAAAAGTTCCTGCCAATATTCAGCGTTTGGAGTTTCAGTGTCCCATTTCTTTATGGCTCTTTTTTTTGACTTAGTATCTTTTTTTCTACCAGCGTTCATATTTACATCTATCCCATACGGCGGGTCAACAACTGCCAAATCAAAGTATTTGTCAGGATAGCGGGCCATTAAGGCCATGCAGTCTTCGTGCGTTACGGTACTTTGTGTCATATCAACTCCCCTAAAAGTGCGCTCATGTAGGCTTCATAGCTGAGTTTACTTGCCTTGTTCAGCCTGTCGGCGCGTTCTTTATCTATCGTCTTCAGCATTGCGGCGTAATTGAAGAACTCCATGAGCGGCATCGCCATTACAGAATCCATCTTTGTTAAGTCCTTCCCTGCCATTCTGTAAAACATTCCTAACCAGTCGTTGCCTCCTTCCTCAGCTTCTTCTCCTGCTGCTGGAAAAAGGTGAGGGAAACTTTCAATAATTCGGGTAAGAGATTCGAAAAAAAAAGCGCGTATGGGTAGGCTTGCCCAACAGGCATTTTTTGCATGATAATTTGCGCTTTTCGCTGAAATTCGGCTGCGCTGCGTGATTTATCATACCGAACGTCCACCCATCTGAACCACTTTCTTTGCTGTTCAATCATCAAGCAGGCAATCACCTGCGGCATATTTTGAATGAACTTTCCATCCGCTGCCACCACTTGAAGCGTGGCATATTCTCCAGCGGAAACCTCAGCGGGGTTCGTAACTATTCGATACCACTTGCCGCCTAACTTGAAGCGCCTGCGCTTTGGCTTTTTGGATGGGTATTCGTTGAGAAAGGTCAGCTTACGATAGGCTGCGATGCGCTCTGTGTGCGGCTGCTTTTCGATTTCCTCAATGTGCTGATTGCTCAACACCGAAAGAATCTGGTTCATGATTTCCTCCGCGTCGAGGTCAGTTCGCTGCCGGAGCAGGTCAAGTTCATGCAGCTGCGCTAAATTCACTTCGTTCCAGCTTTTGGGATAACGCATAAGCGAAGTTACGACAAAAACCAACTTTCCCCATTATAGGAAATGCTCATCATCGATTCGTCCCAATTATCGACATTATATGTGACGGCCACGGAAAAGGTGACGCTTTCCCCTCCGTATTACTTCCTGCTGTCGTTGAACAACCGTGAAGAACGCGACATTACGTATAACATTTTGGTAACTGATTTGAGCAGCTTCCCCACCCGTTACAACGAGTTCGCCATCACCACGGCGCAGAGTAGCGCATGGGAAAAAGGAGAGTACAAGTACACCATTTACGCCCAGAGCAGCTCGGTAAACACCGACCCAACATTAGCTAACGAAGCCGTTGAAAGCGGCGTATTGAAAATAAAATGAAAGTAGAATTTCAGAGGATAAACTTTGCCGTTGCACCCCCGCCAAAATTCAAAGAGGCACGCGGGCAAGAATGGTACGAATACGGACAAAAAAACAACTTTCCGGCGGTTATACTTGACCTATACAACAGCAGTTCGCTGCACAACGCGATTGTAACCCAAAAGGCGCATTTCATCGCGGGCAAGGAAACGGCTGTTCGTGTTGAAGGTACGGTAGGCGAAAGAGTAGGCGCACAGAAAGCACTTGAGGTGGCGAACCCTTACGAATCGTGGCAGGACATCAAATACAAGGCTTCGCTGGATTTGGAAAACTTCGGCGGCTTTGCTTTTCAGGCCATCTGGAACGCACCTGGAACACGGGTTCTATACTGGTATCATCTGCCATTTGACAAGTGCCGCGTGAATAAGGACGCTTCTAAGGTGTGGTATTCCGACGACTGGAACGACAAGCGCGAAGAGCGTTTAGAATTTCCCGCGTTTGATTTGGAAAAACCGGGAGGAACTCAGGTGTTGTGGTTCAAGCAATACCGCGCAGGCGAAGGTGTTTACCCTTTGCCGGATTGGTATCCTGCCCGAACATATATCGAAATCGACACGAAGATTTCTGATTTCCATTACAACAACATCAGCAACGGTTTCAGCCTCGGGAAGATCATTCAGATTTTCAAAGGCGAACCTACGGAAGATATAAAGGCAGAGTTTGACCGCAAGTTCAAAGCCAACACCACAGGTACAGAAAATGCAAACGGTGTACTGATTTCGTGGATGGAAAAGGGCGAAGACCCGCTTCAGGTTGTGGACTTGATGCCGGGCGACTTCGACAAACAATATCTTCAACTTTCCGAAACCGTCCGTGATAATATCTTCTACGCTCACCGCGTAACTTCGCCGATGCTGTTTGGCGTTCGCGTTGAGGGCGCATTAGGTGGGCGCAATGAACTGAAGGAAGCATACGAGGTGTTTGACCGTGCATACGTTGCGCCAAAACGCACACAAATGGACATGATTTTGACCACCATGTTTCAGGCAACCGGACAAGAGGGTGAGCTTTATACCGTTCCCGCTGAACCAGCAGGACAGGACACCATTCAGTTGTTTGAGGCGAACATTGTCAGCCGCGAAGAAGTGCGCGAAAACCTTGGCTTGCCGATTGAAACTACGGTTGAACTTGGCGGCGCGAAACTTCTTGCCGATGCTATCAACAGCCTTTCGCCGCTCGTTGCAAACAGCGTCATTAAGCAACTTACCATCAACGAAATTCGCTCGCTCGCTGCCCTGCCTCCCGTGCAGGGCGGTGACATTGTCCCCGTGGCAACACCTGAAACGGTGGCCATGTCTGCTCAAAACCCTTTCGGATGGAACGATGAAGCGGATAAATCGGTTTTTCGCAAGTATGGACGCAGCGCGGCTGACTTTGAAGAACTGCCGGAAACCTTCGCCGAACTGACTAACCCAGAACTGCGCCTTGTGGCTGTCATTCGCGATAACCCTAAAGCCACACTTGAAGAACTCGCAAAGGGCGCACGGCTGACAACTACTGAAGCGGCTAACATCCTAAAAACCATGCAGGCTAACCGCCTGATTGAGTGGACAAATACGGAAATCAAAATCACGGACAGCGGGGCGCGTTCTATTTCAGACAGCGGCGGCCTTGATACAGAAATCTTCGTTCTGTACAAGTACGGCAAAAACCCCGATGTGGGCGGGCCGAGGGAGCTCGATACTTCACGGGACTTCTGCAAGTTCCTTGTTGAGGAAAACAAACTATACAGCCGCGAAGAAATTGACGCAATGAGCAGGGAATTAGGCTACAACGTATGGCAGCGGCGCGGAGGTTGGCGCACCATTGCCGGCACAAACACGCACGTCCCGCAATGCAGGCATATTTGGGAATCTAAACTATACAGGAGGACAGTACGATGAGTTTTAAGTATTTCATTGACACGGTGTACATCAAGGAAAACACACCGATACAGGACAACCTTGACCCGAAACTCATTCAGATGTCCTTGCAGGAAGCGCAGGAAGTAACGTTGCGCGACACCATTGGCAGCGACCTGTACAACGAGATTTACAGCCAATTTCCGAGCAGCCTGAGTGCGGACAATACCACGCTTCTAAACGACTACATCAAGCCTGTTCTGAAGTATTCCGTGCTTTACGAAGCGGTACTGCCACTCACCTACAAGTTCATGAACAAATCAATCATGAAGCGCGATGGCGAAAACATGACGAGCATCAGCATGGAAGAAATGGTGAAAATTGAGCAGCGATACGCTCAAAAACGTGACCACTTCATTGAGCGCATGAACAAATATCTTTGTACTTACCCCGAAAAGTACCCAAAATGGCAAAACCCTGACCCCGATGCAATCGACAAACCAAACAAATTCGGTCAAAACCTCGGCTTCTATTTTGAAAAGTAAGGCGTGGCGCAAAAAGAACGAAGAGAAACTAAGGAAATTTTTAGATGACGCTAAACCAGATAATCGCAGCGATACGCAGGGCAGGTGAGAATCACAAGATGATTCGCTCCGTTGCGTTCGGGCCAGAATATGACCTCGTGGCGGACGGCGGTAAGGACAATTATCCGCTGCTTTTTGTCATCCCAGACACAACTACGATGCTTTTCGATATGTCCACAGCGGATAAGGAAAAAACTTATTCGTTTGTGATGTCTGTAATGGATAGGCAATTCGAAGACAGTACAAACCAAATGGAGGTGCTGAGCGATACGCTGCAAATTCTGGAAGACATCATCAGTTCGCTGCAATACATCTACCGTGATAGCCGCGTAAACTTCGCGGTGAATGATGATGCGCTGCCGTTCTTCGATGCGCATGGAGATGTGGTCGCAGGCTATACGATACGCATGGAGGTTGGCGTGCCAGCGAACAGGGATTTTTGTTCTGTGCCTTCCAATGACTACGCATTCCCGAACATTGACCAAGACATTCTAATTATTGACGGCGGGTACTACAATTCCACTTACTCGCTAACTATTGACGGAGGTGTTTCATGAGCAATTACATAACGATAAAACTGAGGCGCGGCACAGCTGCGCAATGGACAGCAACGAACCCTGTTTTAGCAGAGGGCGAATTTGGCGCGGAAACAGACACCCGGAAATTCAAAATCGGGAACGGTGTAACCGCGTGGAACTCCCTTCAATACTGGGGCGGTAGCGGTGGCGGGGCTGCTGATTTTACTGATTTGGGCGATGTTCCACCATCATACACGGGACAGGCGTCGAAATTCGTCAAAGTAAAGGCAGATGAAAGCGGGTTGGAGTTTGGAACGCTGACCATCGCAGCGGGTGATTTGCCCTCCGGCATTGACGCGGCGAAGATTGCAGACGGTTCAGTTTCCAATACTGAATTTCAGACGCTTAACGGGGCAAGTGCGACCTTCACAAGCGCGAAAGATTCTAAGCTGGCAGGCATAGAGGATAACGCAGACGTGACCGATGCCACCAACGTAAACGCGGCGGGCGCGGTGATGGAAAGCGATTACAACACAGCACATTCGGTGCTTGTGCAGCAGTCCGGCAGCGGTTCACCTGTAGCGGTTCACCTCGGAAATAACACCATTTTAGGCAAGTCAGGCGGCGGCAATATTGCAGCCCTGTCAGCCTCTACGGTTCGCAGCCTCATAAACGTGGAAAATGGGGCGGACGTGACGGACGCTGACAATGTAGGCAGCGTATTGAACGCGGCAACAGCTAAGACTACACCTGTCGATGCTGACACCCTGCCCCTGAGCGATAGCGCAGCGTCCGGCGGTTTGAAAAAACTTTCATGGGCGAACCTGAAGGCAACTGCAAAGGCGTACTTTGATACGCTCTATGCTGCAATTGTACACACCCATGTAATTTCCGATGTGACAAACCTCCAGACCACCCTGGACGGCAAGGTTGATGAAAACGCATCCATAACAGGCGCGACAAAGACAAAGATTACCTATGACTCTAAAGGGCTGGTAACGGCCGGCGCAGATGCAACAACAGCCGACATCGCAGACAGCACCAATCGCCGCTATGTAACTGACGCACAACTTACCGTTATCGGCAACACTTCAGGCACGAACACGGGTGACCAGACCATTACCCTAACCGGAGATGTAACAGGCAGCGGCACAGGCTCTTTTGCGGCCACAATAGATAAGACCGCCATTACCGGAAAAACAACTGTAACAGCGGCAACAGGTGACCTTGTGCTGATTGCGGACGCATCGGATTCAAACAACCTGAAGAAGGTAACGGTGGACACCATCGCAGCACTTGCCGGCGGCGGTTCAATCTCCGACGGCGATAAGGGCGACATCACGGTAAGCAGCAGCGGCACGGTGTGGACGGTAGATAACGACGCTATCACGTATGCGAAGCTGCAAAACGTATCGGCCACCTCGCGGTTACTCGGTAGGGCTTCATCAGGCGCTGGAGATGTGGAAGAAATCACCATCGGCAGCGGATTGAGCTTGTCCGGCACAACACTCAGCGCAACAGGCGGCGGGGGTGGCGGTGACTTGACAACGCTCTACGAAAGCTACACGCAAACAGGCCCAGTAAACAGCACCACGGAAACGGCGGTGTTCAGCTATGCCTTACCTACCGACCTCGTAGCAGGTGACATGATTGAGGTTGATATGGTGGGAACGGCGAAGAATAACTCTGGAGGCACACGAACCTTTGACATTAAGTGGAAATTGGGAGCAACAACCATCCTCAATCACAATATCGGATTTACAGCCAGCGCAACTGAGCGAACCTTTAGCAGTAAATTCAGGGTGTACATTGTGAACCCCGCCAATTCGCAAAAAGCAGGTGTGTTTGGCATGGGCCGTGATGCAGCACCGGGCACATTCTTAAGCCCCAGCACTGGTGAACATCCATTCAATGGTACAGGCTATGGCACAGCGGCTGAAGACTTGACCTCGGCCAAGACATTGCAGGCAACCGTGCGTTTCTTGGTTGCCAACGCTGACCTTTACATTTATTGCCAAGCGGTAAAAATTACTAAAATAGCAGCAGCATGATTTACGTTGATATAACAGGGGCTATTTCCCCGATAAAAAAAGAAGGATTCTACCCCGTTTACGACGGGGCCATGCCCGAACCTGAGCCATGCACAACGGCCGTTCCTGACCGCCTCCAATGGCACGAAGACGGACACTGGGTGCAACTCTACAAGCTGTCACCATTGCCGCTGTATTCGGCTGGCGAATGGCTGAACCTGCACGGGGTTGGCAGCAACAATCAACCGACGCTCATGTATCTGCGGATGAAGTTGGACGCAGCCGGAAAGTCAAGCGATAAGCTGGATGAGCTGGAACAATACCTTCAGGGAGTTCTTGCAGCCTACGCGGCTGACAATTCCCCGCGCTGCGATTGGGGCGCGCCGCCTGTGAGTTATTACGATGCGGTAAAAGAAGCAATGGAGGTGTTGCAGTCATGACCAGCGAAAGCAAAGTGCTTGCATACGTTACCCTGCCGCCCATTGCCGTTTACCTGACCGCGGCGGGCATTGAATTGAAACTCGTGTATGGCTTGGCGGCTGTCATGTTTATGGACATCTTAACGGCGGTGGTGATGTGGCTACGGATTGACCCGGCAAAGATTCGCAGCAGGGTATTGAAGAATGGCTTAACCGAAAAATTTGCATCATTGATACCCGCGATAATCTGTTTTATCGTGCTTTTGGCGATTGACCGCGACGCATCGGCCCTGGTGAATGGCTACCTTACTATTCTATTAATTGCGGAGGGGTACAGTGCAATAAGCAACGCGCACAACGCCTACACCAGGGAACACAAAGAAGAATTCGACGCGGTCAGCGCGGTGCTTGCAGCGGCCCGGAAACGGATATTCAATCTTCTTCAGAAATTAATTCGTAGCTTTGTTGATGATGGACAGGATAACGCTGGAAAGAATTAAGCTACTCCATCCGGCACTGCGCGATGAAGCAAACAAAATCTACGCTGACATCTGCGCTGCCATGCCTGCTGGCGTGGTGTGCAGGTTCACGCATACGTTACGCACCAAGGCTGAACAGGACGCGCTGCATGCACTCGGACGAAGCAAGCCGGGCAAGGTGGTAACCAACGCACGCGGCGGCTTTTCATTCCATAATTACGGGCTTGCAATTGACTTTGTTTTGATTGTGAATGGCTCTGTATCTTGGGCCATAGATAAGAACTGGATCTTT